CCGCCTTGGATTGCATCAATGGATACCAGTGTTGACGGAAGTACTTGATGCGCCCGCCGCGGAATGGAGTAGACCCTACATCCCACCAACGACCTGCACGAATAGGTACTTCCTGCTCACCGGAATAAATCCTGCGGAGTTCGTCTGCCGTCTGACGGCTGCCGATCATGCCTGGGAGCAAAGGCAGCATCGCTAAGCCGCCGATCAGAGCTCCCTTACGGAATGCCAAGCGGGCAGCCTTGACACGAGCAGCACGCGCGCCGTAAGTGATTGTACCACGTGCTACGGATGCATAATGTGCAAAAGCACCGATAGCACCGCCAGCAATAGGCAAGGCTAATGGACCATATTGTGGGCCGGGAACTATCTCCGCATACTTGTCAGTCAATTCACGGAGACCTGGAATCTTGTCTGTAGCTTCAGCCCAGGCAACTTTGGCCTTGAGAGGAATGCCAGCAGCGATCTCGGCCGGCCTATTCCCCAGCTGGTAGTTGATGTAACGAGCGGCTGTAACAGCAAGATAAGCAGGCAACACTCTTTTCAGCATCAGCTGATTGAGCATGCCTCCTTCCCCGATGACGGGGATATGAAAGAGCTTATTATAGGTCCCTTGCTCGAGACCCATACCAATGTTGGCGAGTAAGCGCAGAGGACGCTCAGCCCATTCAAAGGCTACGCGCTCACCCTTCTCAAAGGCAGATTGCATTCTGCCAATAAGGCCAGCACGCTGTCCAAAGAGAGGCTCATATAGACGCTTCTCACCGCCGGCTTCAAAGACGAAAGCCCCTCTCTTTGTTAGAGGGCTACGTGGTTCCTGACGTCTCTGGCGCTGGCGGAATAGATCCTTGAACTCCCCGTAAACTGAACTGGCAGATGTTCGCCCAGGCAGAGGTTCATAAAGTTCTCCACCATAACGAGCCGAGGCGCCGGTCAGTCTTCCGCGCTCAGCAAAGCGAACCGCAACACCAGGCTTGCCTTCCAATTCAAGATAAGCTGAGTACTTGGATGCACGGCGGAACTGCATTCCCCGCTTGAAGTCCAAAGGATTCAAGCCCGTCAGACGCTGGATATGTTCGCCGGTTGCTGTTAGCGAAGTACCATAGATCAATTGTTCTGGGCGAAGGAATACTTCGTTGACCAGGTAACTGGATTGAAGCTGAGACAGACCAAACGTGCGGAATAGTTCGGATGGAGAGCGTTCCTCTATTATCTTGAGGGTGCGATAGACACCTTCAGCATAGCCGGCCCAGTTAGCAGTAGCCCATTTATGAGCAGCAAAGACGGCCGCACCCGTAAGGAGAGTCTCAGCCAGTTGCTTGGTGCGGTTATCCTGTCCTTGCCAGCCGGAACCGAAGTCTGTAGTTTCATGACGTAGCTTGGCCGATAAACCAGTATCGCTTAAACCGGTGATGCTGGTCTGTCGATCTTCACGCTTGCTGTGCGCGATAGCATAAGCCGCGGTGGCAGCCGCAGCGACTAATAGAACTTTAGTAGCTGCCCCAGCAAAACGGTTAGCTGTGGGAGGCTTTAGAGCAATACCTCTTTCAGCTTGCTGGGCTAAACGCTTGCTCCATTCGCTAGCATAGGTCTTGGTGAAGAATGTTTCTGCTGTCTCGCCTTCTGCCAGTAGGCCGGCAGAGCGCATAGCCACATCAAAAGAATAGCCACGGCCGACAAGCTTCTTAGCTGTGCGGGATCGCTCGAAGAGTTGCTCTTCAAGTCTGACGTCAGCGACAGCTTCATGGTGCTGCGCGCCAATACCGATCAGGCGTTCCTGACCGCCGGCTGCGCGGACGACATTCTCCAATCCCCAGCCGGAGACATAGCGCATTTCTCCTGGGGATTTTGGTATCGCACCTGGGCCAACACCCTTGCCGATCGGCGTGCTGGCTGCCATACGGAAATAACGACGAGCGAATTCCGGATTCTCCTGCCCATACATGAAAGCCAGGTCAAGGAATGGCTTTTCAAGATGTAATACGCTTACGCCCGGGCGCTTGAAGAATCCACGATACTGTTCCAAACTGGGATAGCGTTGAGCTATTTCTTCAAGCACACCTTTGTCATATTCTGGATTCCAGCCAGCAAAGATAAAACGACGTCCTGGCACAGCTTGCGTGTTGATCCGGGCAGTGCGTTTGAAAATGTCACGCTGTTCTTCGAACTTTGAAGCAGCTTCAAAGAAGATACGAGCTGATTCCTCTTCACTAGACACACCTAGCTTACGGGCGGCCCGAAGAACGGGTTCGCCTTTTTCATAGTTGAATGTGAAGGGGGTGAATTGACTGGTACGGGGATCTACATAGCCCGGGGAGGGCTTGACAAAAGTACGAGGATCCCAAGGCAAAGCACCTTGATAAGGAGGGAGATTTGAGGCATAAATCTGGAAGAGACCGGTTTGTCTATGACCTGGAGACCGGCCTGTGGTTTCCACGTCTATAACATGGAAGAACGGTTTGTTGAAGGAGGCAGCCATGCATATTAAACTGAGAAGCTCTTTCCACAGCCGCATTGGCTGCGCACATTAGGATTGGTGAATTTGAATCCAGATGCTTCTAGGCTTTCAATATAATCTACTGTTACATCTTCAAGATACATCATACTCATCGGATCTATGACGACCGTCACATCAGTACATTCAACGATCGTCCAATCTTCTTCGTATGTCTCAACCAGCCCGATCGAATATTCAAAGCCGGAACAACCGCCGCCGCGGACACCAAGACGGACATAAGCATATTCGTCATTAGTCTTGAGGACATCAGCTAATTTCTTTATAGCGGCATCAGTTAGTGTGATCATCTTGTATATGTAAAAGTCTCCGATCTTTCTGTTTCTCTCAGTTGGGAGGGCTGTTCTCCGTGATCGATTACATCCTTTGTGTTATAGCTGACAGCTTCAGGGTGTGATCTCTCCATGACCTTTCTCTGGGTTTCAGTCAGTTTGCTTGGTCGGGGAGCCTTCTTGTTGGTTTTCTTAGTTTTAGGATCTACTGGATTGAGAGGAACACCACTAACAAACTCGGCTTGTGCCAGGCGGGTGAGCAGAGTATCAGCATCCCAGTCATTCATGTCTTCGAAAGGTATCTTGAAGACAGAGGCTATGAAAGCTTGTGCTGATAAGAGATAATTGGATCTGATTTTGTTCCGGGATTCTTCCAGTGGCAGGGAAAGGTTTTGGAATGAGCCGGAGAAGGGAGAATTCTCCAGCTCATCCATACAGATCCACATCATGATACCTGCTAATATAAGTTCCGGAGGAGGTCCTTCTACCAGGCAGGTTTGATACACAACCAGAGCTCGCTCAGCGGGAGTAGCCTGAATCGCGCGGATCTCCCGGAACTCACCCCAGGTAAGGGATCGCCAGACTACACGTACCCCACTGGGCCAAGTTGCGGCCCTAGTTGTCATTGATTACAGCTCGGCAGACAGCATTTCGATCGTTTGGGGATCTAGGAAGTCCGACAGTTTGGTTACCTTGGTGAACAAGGTAGTAGGAAGGCCGGCAGTGCCAGTGCGAAGGACCACATCTGTTAGCTTGCCGTTCACGCCAAAATTACACCAAAGTGTAGCCTTGACGACAGATGCGATCTGCATTTCCAGATCAGGATCGGAAGCGCCCTGAATCTGTTGGACCTGCTTTTGGATTTGAGTCAATTCAAGCCCGGTCAAGCCACGTCCAATCCAAGCACGCTTGCCATCAGGCATCGCCAGTAACTCGATCCTATTGGCCGGAGCTTGAGCCTTCCAGGCAGCAATCTGGTCCGGTGTTGGGCCGCCAGGCAGACTAGCCAGGAATTCTTGTGGGGTCATTGTTTTATTGGGAGCTGGGGTTTCTGTTGCGGGTGTTGCTACTTCGTTTGTCATTCTGTCTTCTCCTGATGATCAGATGATCTATAGTATCATACTGAAATCGATTGCCAAAGTTATTTCTTCTTCTTCTTGAAGTATTCTACCTGGCCAAGCCTGACATGCGCCTGGTGCTTGGAAGTGCTGCAACCCAGGTTCTTGCGCTTGCCACTCTTGCCCTTCTTCTCTGAGAGGACACACCACTGACTGCCTCTCTTGCGGATGATATCTTCTAGGGTCTCCATTATCTAAGTCTCCTTGCGATAAATCCATAAGAGTCCATCAGCGACTGCCCGTCGGGAGCGATGATCTGCTCATTGGATATCAGCTTGCACTTTTCGATGTATCGAACTCGTTTTACCCCAGTCACTTCATTACCCATCTCTATCCGGATGTCGAACAGGACATCCTGATAGACGGCATTATCAAAGCCAACTGCATCCGGGATGACATTCAGTTGCTTGTTGCGCAGAGTCGACAATGCCTTCATTTGATCCGAGGTCAGGCCTTGCTGAAGCGCATTGATGGCTGTTTGCAGCTTATCAGCTTGTGCTCCTGATGTACTGTTGTTAGGATTATTATTAGCCTGTTGTATCAAGGCGTCTCGGGTAGTCATCATTCCGAGAATCTGAGCAACCGTATTAGCCTGGGGACTGTTAATAGGGAAAGCTGTGCTTTGCGTTGAGCTCAGAAGCCTATTATACTCCTTCATAACTGTATACAGATATCCTTCCGTCACGAAGTTAATGGCGAGCTGACCCTGGACCAAGGAATGACCTTGGGCATAAGCATCCGCGTAGCGGCTGGCATACCCATAAACAGGGATGGCGTTATCCTGGAGGGTATACTGGATAGAGCTTAACTCATCGATGAACAGGTTGCCTATATAGATGCGCGCGCCGGCAATCGTAAAGTACTTATCATACTCGCTATTTGGGTAGATGTATTCAGATTGATCCGGAGCTGCTGTTGATACCTGGCTGACTATACTGGCAGGCTGGGAAGTGCCTTGTGAAGAATTGCTGGTAGTGGTACCAGTCTGAATAGTGCTTGGGTCGTTATTTTTGACCAGGACCAAAGGATAGGGACTGGTCTGGCCATTAACAACAATAGTGGTAACCAGGGTTTGATAGCCCGATAAGGATGCCGTCATCGAATACGAGCCAAAAGGAATGGCCGTAGACGTGGATGACGTTCCATCGGGTGTGCTAACGCCTGTTGCCGTCACAGGACTACTAAGATTCCATACAATACCCGCTACAGCAGGAGTAAACTGGAAGGTCAAGGATGCAGATTGCTGGGGATTAGGAGCAAGCGTAATCTGCTGTGTCTGAGGGTTGGTTGAATTGACCAGCAAGGGTGTGCTATTGGATTGATAGGTATCAGCCCCAACCTGCATCAATACGGCCGTGGGACTCGTTAGAATCTGGAAAGACGCACGTCCGCTGGCATCCGTGACTACGGTGAACTGAGTTGGATCGAAGTTCGCTGAGCCATTGATATACACCTTAGCCCCTGCGATAGGAGCATTAGTGGAGACATCCGTAACTATCAATGTGATTGGTGTGTAAAGTGCCATTCTTAACTCAGATTAGTACCGCTGGGCGAGTAGATATTCGTGGAAGGGACGGCGTTTTGCTGCTTTGTATTGGATAGAACTGTTTGAACAGTGCGTTCCGGAGCAAACACCTGGCTAGTGATATTGGCATGGAAGATAGGACCAGAAGCCAGATCTAACAGTGGCGTGAAGTCAGCTGCCATATAGCTGATTGTTTGCTCGGCCAGCATATCGTTGGTCGAATAAACTACACCATCCGTAACGAACTCAACTCCCAATACTCTGCGATAACTCACATTACCGTATTCATTGGTAAAGAGCAAGGTCATATTGAAGGCCGGGAGCTGATCGACTTTGGTGTAGGTTGTATCCTTGGATAGATCGTGGGCAGATAAGTTCTGTCCCTTGAGGAAGTTATATAGGACATCCACAGTATATTGAGTGAGAACTATCGTGCCTGCTATCGTGCGGCGCCCGCGGGCAAAGCCCTTGGGATTGATATAACCAGCCGCGCGGACAGCAGCCTTCTCTCTATGTATCGAAATCGTGAATGTAGTGCATTCAATTAATTGCTTCAATTGAGGGGCTGTCTGGGAGGCAGTGCTGGTATCCACCAGATCCACAACAATCCGCAGATCCGAACCTGTATAGCTAGCGGCATCTGTCGTTAATTCCTGGGCCACCGAGCCGGCAGGATTGAAAGGACTGATCCCAGGTGCAGGAAGAAGATTAGGGAGAATATTATTCAGATTGGGTAGCGGAAGATTAGGACCAATTGGGATCCCAGTAGCAGCTCCTACAGCTGATCCTACCGCTTGTGGAGGTATCTGGCCTTGTGCTACCAAACCCGCGGCAATAGATTGCCCTTGCGATGCTATTAGAGCCGGGGATGAGTCCAGAGCCCCAAGCTGAGGCAGTGATAAATCATCCAGACCGGCATCAATCAAGGATACTTGTTTGCCGTTGAGATCTGGATTCAGCCCGTTTGTAACCAAACTGAGGGAAGGTATGGACATAAGAGGGAGGGATAAAGCAAAAGGCTGCCCGGCGCTTCCAGCACCAAGCAGCCTAGGAGGGATTAACTAATAATTATTGCCTGACTTTTAGCTACCACCCTGACCGGAGAGATCTGGGAAGGCAGTTTGTACAGCTTGCCATGGTTCAACGAGACGAGCAACCCACGTTGTCTGCATCTCGGTCACCGCGTCATCGATGCTGACGCCTGAACCTTCGTTCAGGATTTCAACACCGAAAACCTTCATCGTGCTTGCTGCGCCATATTCACTCGTGGCAGCAAGTGTGATGTCGAAGGGAAGGATCTGGTCGGAATACCAAGGAGTGGCTTCCATTTTAAACCCAGATACACTGTTGATCGGTACATCAGCAGCATCAACTGTCGTTGGGAGAGGAATAGGTACTGGACGGCCGAGGGAGGAAGTAAAGACAGCTGTTTGACTGATGATTTGTTCTTGAGCTGGATTGAACGCAGCTTTAACGTCATCGACGTTAGCTACGAACGTTCCGAATGCTTTGTAGATCACGTTCAAGAGAGCGTGACGATCGAAATTGACCCAAACCAGCGAGCCAGCAACACCGCGCTTATTACGGCTAAATGAACGAGGATCGGGAGATCCCATCGTGTAGATAGGCGCCTTTTCGCGGGTAACGCTGTAGCTGATCGCCTGGATCTCGGCGAACGGGATGTTGCCGATGACTGCTCGAATATCCGAGCCGGAGAACGAGTTGTAGGAACGGGCGATTTCGCTTTCGAGAGAGCTACCGCCAATATTGATTGCCATGTTGTTATGACTCCTGGGAGGAGATATTTCTGAGGGATGTTCCAGGGGACGGTCGCTTTAGGAAACCGTCCCCCAGACGGATTTATTAACCGTTCAGGTTGATGCCGATTGTGGCATTGAGCTGAACCAGTTCGTTAGCAGGAACGAAGCTGATTTGAATCGAGGCCTGACCGATCTTCTGCTGGGCCTTTGTTGAGGTGATCGTGAAGTTGTAGCTCGACAGATAACCGCGCTTTTGGAGATTCGAGCAATCGGCATCGAGAGCTGTCTTCAAGGCTGTCAAAGTCAGACCATCGTTCGTACCCTTGCCAATGTAGTTGTTGGCTTCGGCGAGCAATGTCTGAATAACGAGGAACTTGATGCGTTGACGCAGCATCAAAGTATAATCGGATGCGGTTGTGGCTGCAGTCTTATCGTGCAGGCAAACCGGCAGAGCGCCTGTACCCTTGAAGCGAAGCATATCAACGTCCGCAAAGGTAAGAGCATCAAGTTGGTTGAGGCTGGCGCGATAGAGCTGCGACACGCTAGCAACCTGTTTATTCGTAACAGAATTCAATTGGTCGAGCGAGCTGACCAAGCCAGCTACTAAGCCGGCAATATTGCCAACGTATGTGCCGTAGCCATTGGATTGCAGAGCATAATCACCCTGCACGGCAATGTAAGCACCGTCATCAATCTTATAGCCGTTAGCATCGATTTCAGGACCACCATCATATTCACCGGAAACCGAAGAGAACAGTCCAGGAACACGGAATGAAGCAACGCCTTGTTCAGCGCAAGCATCATTCAAGCTGTCAATCGAGCAGCCAACGAGGAATGGAATACCGAGCAAACCGGCTCCAGATACTGTTGCACCGCCTGAAGTAGGATCATAAACAGGCAGATAACCGATCCAACGCTTCACAGCAGGCAGAGAGAAGTCACTGAGACTTGCAGGTCCACTGGTGCCAATGAAGCCAAGGCATCCGCCGTTATCGGCTTGAGGAGCTTCAGACTGGGCTGCGCAGAAGCGAGCCAGCTGATAAGCAAAATTGACTTCATGGAAGCCTTCGGGCTGCAAGTTGCCAGAACCGACGCCGGCTGCCAAACGAGTTGTAGGATCAGTGAAGACTTCTACTATAGGTGTGGTTGGAGAACCCTGGCCTTGCAGTGTGTATGTTGCTGCAGGCTGGTTGTTCCAGAGCCAGAACTTATTTTCCGATGCCCACTGATAGATAGGATTGCCGTCAACATCGATGCCAGTCCACAGCCAGTCAAGAGCTTGTATATTGACTGCTGGGTTGTTGACCAATGTTGATGGAGTTGCCGGCACATAGAATGCTACGTTCGGGTTGTCCGCAAGAGCACCTACGTTACCAAGCAAGCTACCCGGGAGATAAACTTCGTCGATCGGGAAGCCCTGCAGCAAATTCATTGCATTCTGAATGGCAATATAAAGCTGACGGGCGGTCAGACCAATTCCAGTCTGCGGGGCCACATAGGTAATAAGCCCGCCGGCTGCAGCAATCGTAACAGCGTTTGCTAGTATATCTGCTGCCGGGTCGCCGACATCAGTACCACCGGTTGTGCTGCCAAGAACTTCGCAATCACCGGTATTAACGGTGTACGATGGGTCATTCGAATATACCAGATTGTTGTCTAACCAGATGGACAGAAGGCTCGGTGCTGTACCGCCACCGGTCTTGAACCAAATCTTGTAACGCACATTATCCGTAGCATCAACCTGACCAAGGGTTACATTGTAGCCATCCTGAGCAGGAATGATCAGATGACCGTTATTCTGTGCATAAGAAGAGAGAGTACCTGCAATTAAGGTCTTTGGACCACCATTGGTCAAACCAGTCTTGGAAAGAACCAAGCTGGAACCAATATTGCTGGTTACAGTATAGGTGTTATCCCAATCAGCTGCGATATCCGCAGCCGCATCAGCCAAGGATGCCAGAACAACCTTGTCACCAGCCTTTAGACCTGCTGGTGCATAAGCTGGCTGAGCAGCCGCATAACTCAAAGTGGCTGTATTGGTGCCTGATACTGTCATCGTAATGGCGCCAGCAGTAAGAGTACCACCCGACAGTGTGCTGGTAGCAAAAGGAACCAGAACGAAATCGATCGGCGTCATTACAAGATCATGTGCACTCTTGCTCACTACCGTGAATAGACCATCTGCGCTAGCATCAGGGGAAGGAGTTCCAGCCAATGAATCTGTAGTAACGATATCACCAGCTACGATTCCTATCGGAGGTGCGCCAACATAATGCACAGTGGCAACGCCACCAGACGATGCAAAGGTGCATGTGGTAAGTACCGAGAAGTCAGTGCTACGCGCGTAATTATCTGCGTAGACGCCTTCTGTTGCGTCTGCCACAGTGCCGCTCGGAGCTTGAACTTGGAAGTATGTAGAACCTACAAAGGAAACGATGTAGGTATTGCCGCCAGGATTGCCTGGGCTGTTGAATTCGGTGTTAGCGAATCCAGTAATTGAAACTGGAGCGCCGATTGTAACATCACCGCTAGGAGCTATAGCACCCAGACTATAGGTGATTAAACCACCTAAGCTAGATGCCGAGTGTATCAGGTTCGTAGTGCCTACATCTGGGCTTGTAGAACCGACAGCAAATGTTCCCTGAGCAGCACCCACGCGGAACAGGAAAACATTATCGCTGTATGCCGAAGCTTCCGACATGCCGCGAACCAAGGTACCATTCAGTCCAAAAAGCTTGGCTGCTGTGGCGAGGCTAATCACCTGATAAGGTGTATTGGCTGGTCCGATCGCGGAGGTACCCAGGACCATGACTGACTTAGTTGTAGGGGTATTAACAGCTGCCAGACCACCGTCTACGGTAGCAACCTGCACACCCGGTAAGTTTGCAAAAGTGAAAGACATCTTTCCCTCCGGAAGTTTCTTTACGGCTTAGGAATAATATATTCTTCGTCCAAATCCACTTCCAATTGTGGATTCGGAGGTCCGCCAATCTTGATATTCAGAGACTCGATGTCTTTGACTTCGAAGTTCTCTAATAGTTCTAAGCGAACATTGTAATCGAGATTACGGATATAGAGTTCCTGTCCGTACTCCCGCGAAAATTGATCTTCCCCACGTCCCTCGTACGTCAGATAGTGTACGCCGCGAGCTTTGAAGAAGTCGAGATCAAAAGTGTATCTCATCATCATGCGGTGAAACCAATTTGTGACTTCACCTGCCCGGTCCGCGGACAGAGCATAAATGATGAATCGAACCTTCATCAACTCCCACCAGCCAAGGGTCATTATATGATAGCGTTCCTTGGTTGGATGAGGCTTGACTTCCCGAACTGTGGGGCCCTTAGGAATCCTGCGTCTGCCGCTAGGATCAGTACCAGCCCTCTTGGACTCCATGATCTTGAACAAGATAGGATCAAAACTGGTATCGAAATTCCCCTCATTTGTCTTGGGAACTTCGGCTACCAAAATAGGTGCCTTTCGACCAGGAGGCCCGTAGGTCTCCAAGTGCAACTTCATCGCCTCATTAACAGCGTCAAAGAAAGTTGCCCAATCGACGGCCGGTAATGGCGTGCGGGTCAAATACTTAGGCTGATGTGCCTCGTTCAGCTCGCCCATCAAACGCACCTCATTCCATCCTGGTTAGTATAGTAATTCGCTTATCCTTAAACAGATACCTTTTCACAGCCCAGCTCGAAGAATTCAACTCTGCCATTATCTCCGTGGTGGGCGGTGGCTGACCTGACACGCCATTCCTCCGTTCTAATCTGGCTGGGGTCCATACTGCCATCCGGCAAGGTTTTCAGCTCAAAGAGCTTATCTGGGGCCGGCCGGGTAGGAATCGAATAGCGCTCATAGTCCGGTATATCATACCAGAACATGAAAGCCAGGCAGCGGTTGGCATCTGTTACGCCATATGGCGCCAGCTGGCTTTGTTGGCTGATCTGGGTAGAACTACCCAGGACCGAGCCAAAGTTCTTGGCAAAGTAAACCATCTTGATTTCTTCAGTAAAGAGGTAACCCTCTCCATTGCAATAGACGCAGTTGGGGTCGGGAGAGCCGCCCAAGGCATCATAGCAAGTACAATGTGTATTCGATAGCTTTCTGTATACAGCCGGGCGTGCGATGCCAGGATCCTCGAAATTCCCCAACATGGTCCATTCAAACCACTCTCGTAGATCGAAGGAAGTCATCTCTGGATACATAGTATCTTCGGAGGACCCATGGACAGGCTTGGAGAAAGGGGTTTGATTGTAGGTATAAGATTTATTGATGATTGTTTCTGCCATATAGATCCCTTTACATCACTGCTGTCGCATCTGTACCGTCATCACAAATCGTGCAGCCATCTCCCGAAGCAAGCTGAATATCAGGTTCGCCATTGATGAGACCACTTACTCTTTTAATCACTGCCGGATACAGAGTGTTATTCTGGATCCATCCTGTAAAGTTTGTGCCAGTCGCACCTAATGTAACAAGTGCAGGAGTCGATGCTTGCAGATCAAGAGCTTTACCAACATCCGAAGCCCCAGTTTGATAGGTGGAACCAGATACTATAACTCGTCCAAAGATTGCGCCTGTAGGTCCAGTAACACCTGTCGTGCCTGTTGCACCTGTTGGTCCTGCAGGGCCGGTCGAACCAGTTGATCCTGTGGGGCCTGTTGGTCCAAGAGGACCACCCGATGACCCAGTAGCACCTGTTGGTCCAATAGAACCTGTTGGTCCGGTAATCCCTGAACCTGTAGGTCCTGTGGGACCTATGACACCAGTTGGACCAGTTGGACCTGGAGGGCCGCCTGAAGGTCCTGTAGAGCCCGTTGAACCAGTGGCACCGGTTGCTCCCGTAAAACCACCAGATGAAACAGTGATTGTACTGCCAGAAGGTGTTATAGTTATACCTGGACCTTCAACAAAAGTAAGATCACCTTCCAGACCATCCAAGGAAGTTACACCCACACCCGTGGGAGTGGGTGCAGGTCCGGCTACTTTTAATCCAAGAACTATCTTAGTTGTATAGCTGATTGCTACTACAGTGAAAGGGGAGGCAGGAGAACCATCTTCTTCTACTGTGGAGAGGATAATAGGAGAGTAAAGCTGCGTGTATGGGTCAAGCACACCTTTCCAGGTGCCGTCCGTATTGACGTCGCTTTGCGCTATGGCAAAGGAAGTATCCTGATGTCCAATCGACCAATCCAAATATTTGTAGATAAAGACAGTGTAGGATTCTGGATTGGAACCGGGAACTAGAAGGGCGTCTGGTGTCGGATAGTTCTGATTAATTGTAAAGACGTCTGTGGATTCAATTGACATCTGGGAATTATAACTTCCTCTGTCTTATTTTCTCTCGCTTCTATCCACGAGGATGGCTAGACTCTTATCCATGTTGAAGAGCAGGTCGATCACTTTATCCTGCTTGCCATTCATCTCCATCATATCTTTCTCTATATGGGCAAGGTGATTAGAACTGATCATAGTGAGAGCAGCCTGATTGTCTTCAATCTTCTGTCTCAACTCATTGGCTTTCTCTTCTCCATGGGCTGTGGCTTTCTCTACCTCTTCCATGGCTGCCTTCTTGGCCGCTTCCAGGGTCTCCAGGGTCTTCTTTGCCAGCTCGCGGTCAGCTGCTTGGCCGGCAACAAAATCATCAACTGCCCCACGCATTTTCCAAACCAAGCGAGAGCAAAAACCTATGCAAGCGCAGAGGAATGTCCAGCCTACGATGGGAATGTGGGTACTGATGCTGTCCCAGAATGTGGGATCTGCAAAAAGCATAATGGTTCCTTTGAACTCTAGACTTAGTAAGAGGGAACTCTAGGCCATGTGACCAAAACAGTCGGCCCAAAATAGCGTCCAATCCTATTACCCACCACAACAGGTGAGTAGAACTTGACTGTCTTACTTCTACCGCCAGCCGAACTGACGCCGGTCATCGAGTAAGTATTTGCGCCGGGACCAGAGTTCAACCACGTACGACCTGGCGTGTTATCGCTGTCGTCATAGAGACCCTTGGCTGCCATACGCGGCTTGACATGGCCTTTATGGCCGATATTACCACCGCTCTTCAGGGCGAGCTCCCAGTCATTTACCTGTTGTTTCAAATCCTTTAGCTTGCCAGGAACGCCACTATCATTGGAGAAGTCCTGCCGGCTTACAGAGAAGTTGGCTAGAGTCTTGCTGCCGCGGACGGCGTTCAAATCGAACATATTCAGGATCAGCTGCTGAGCTGACTGAAATGTCACCCAATTCACGCGCGCCATGAGGAAGTTCCTGAAATGGACTTCCTGGAAGTCGGTGAACGGGGCATAAGAAGGAGGTATCATCGGCAGCGACCAAGTCAAAGCATCGGCTTGCTTGCTGTTATAGTAGATCATACTGGCAATCGTAATGTCGGTGACTTTACGAAGATAGATACCGCCATTCAGTCTAACCAAGTCGACGGTTGAATAGTAGGGCGATAAACCGGAAATCACCTGAAACTGCATTGGCTCCCTCAGCTTGGCGCCGCTGGTCAATGCAAAGCCTTCAGGAAGTTGAACGGTCACAACTGTATTTACGGACATAGTCCACCTAGACAGACCTCTTCATATTCCTGGTTAGTATAGAGACTAGCCAAGACTATGAAGAGATGGATTTTACTTGGATTACACGCTGCTTTCCGGCGGGTGCGTAAGCACGTTACGCTGTGTGGTAGAAGCGTTATTGATGAGCTGGAAGCTGGCAATGTTCCCTCCGCCAACCCTATTTATGTAGAGAATAGGAGGACTGACAGTCTGATCGATTGTCCAGGTTCCAAATAAGTTATCGTAGATGTCCTGAATCAAACCAGATAGCGTACCCTCGGCCAAAGTGCCAAGGAGAACGATCTCGGTATTGCTGTTGGTGAAGATTGTCTGGACGGCGGTATTGATAGTTTGTACCAATGGGTCGTTTTGAGGGGCTACCCATTGAGACGATTTGAAGACTGTTGCATCCTTGGCTACTGTGGAGTTTTGGGCCACTGTAGCATTCAAAGCCACTTGGCCTGTGATATAAGAATCGCCAATGTGCAGATGGTCAGTCAATGAGATAGACTGATTCGAAACCGTCACGTCTGTGGCAATGGAACCCGTTCCCTTGGTACCAACTACCATAGATGTTCCCGCATCAGCGCAGACAACTACGCCTGTAGACTGGTTGACTGTTCTAATCGGTATACCTGAAACATTGAAGTTTCCGGAACCAGAACTTGTGGTGAAACCGGTCGTTGTGAGCAAGGCACCTGGCACACAACTGGTCGGCAAAGGCAGCGGGAATGTGAAAGATGCATAGGTATTATCATCAGTGGCCGCGGTTGCTGTGCCCAGAGATTCGGCATAGGAAGTCGCATAACTATAAATAGCTACGTAGTCCTTTGGAGAAGCATTCGGAGCAGTAAAGGAATAATAGTAGAGATAACTGGTTCCTGCTACCAGTGTCATGTGTGCGCCGGACACAATAGGTGAGCCTGGATCCAGAATATCCAGAACGGTGATTAGAACATAAGGGCTGGTAATAGTTGTGGTGCCCGGGCCTAGCGCCGGAATGTTCAGGATGAAGTTATAATAGTCGCCTGCGTAGAACATGAAATCTCCTTAAGCGTGTGTTGCTACCCGAATGAGGAATCCGATAACACCAGCAATAGCAGCCCACTTGGTCTTGCTCTTACGAGCATCCGATCTGATGGTGTCTTTCTCAGTGTCACAGGCTTTTACCTGGGCAGCGTTCTTTCCTTGCTCGGAGGTGATGGCTTGCTTGGCCGTTGCCAGATCGGCCGTGGCATTGGAAGCGATCTTCGTTTCTGCCGCAAGATCTGTCTTGGCTGCTGCGAGGTCTGTCTTCGCATTGGCGCCCTCCGTTATTTGCTGGTCCACATCACGCGCGGCAGGAGTATCCAACTTCACGCCATCGGGAAGAGCAGTCGCTGTTCCTTGGCGGAGCTTTGGTTGAAGATCCGCTTGGATCTGAACCGGAGTCATCGTTCCTATTTTGGCAACGAGCGTAGCCAAAAGGGCATCACGCTGTTTCATTGCCTGTTGGTCAGCGGCTATCTGCTGCTGGTAGGCGAGAGCCTCTTGTGCGTGCTGGGCAGTATCGGCATCCAACTTATCTTCCAATGCTTTCGTTACTGCGGTCTGCTTGGCAAGAATCAACTCATACTTCTGTTCGGTCGCCAAATCATGTCTGGCGAGCATTGCATCTACACCATATACTGCACCCCAAACCAACCCGCCGATAAGTGCTACGATGAGAAGATGAGAAAGCACCCAAGTCCAGTGCGTTGAAAGCCAATTAGTGCTTGTCGTTGTGGTCTGTGTTGCCATCTTGTGCTCCTGTTTTACTATCATCTACTCCATTCTTGGCCTGTATCCAACCATGTCCGAATAGGAAACCAAGTATCGTCCCGCAGAATGCCGTGAAGCCCGGATCAAGGTGATGGAACCATTGGAAGACCGCTCCGGTGATGAAGACGAGGACACCAACGGCAACGTGGTAATCTGAGATATCCGTTAGGATTTTGTCGAGATTGAGATGCGGGAATTCCATATTATACCTTGTAGAAATGTAGTCTGCCGATGTCCAGAGTGTGGGTCATTGTTGCTGCCCATTTGGGAGGATTGTTGTCAAGGCTTTTGTCGAAGTAAGACTGGGCCCCATCTGTGTTGTCTGGGCAGTTGCCATTGATCACCAACGAAGCATTCTCCAGACATTGGAGCCATACAGAATCAGTCTCGTCAGGAAACTTGATGCTGTTGGGATCGCCGGCATTGAAGGAAGAATATTGCCAGGGCTTGAGAATAACTGATCGATAATCGGTTCCCCACCAGCCAGGCTTATCAACTCTGTTTCGGATAGAACAGGCAACTCCAAGTTGGGCATCATTCACTTCTCCCCTAGCTTCTCGCCACACGCAAAGAGCAAGCAAGTGAAGATCATCATACTGTTCATATGCCATTAAGCACCTGTAACTGTAACTATGATTTTGTTGCCTTGAATGATATAGGATGCATTAGCTGCGGAATTGATCTGGACATCTGGGTCATTCATGATAGGCTCTATGCCTATCAGCAACTGAGTAGGATCAAATGAATTGGGATCTATCGGAGCAGGGAAGATCAGTTCGATCTGTGTGATATTGCTTATAGAAGGATCATCTACACCGACCGGGGGCCGGGGTTGGACAATGATTTGAGCAGGATCGAGATAAGTCGTTATAGGAGGAATTGGATTCTGAACGGGAGGAGTGGCCCCCGACAGCTTACCAGTTGTAAAAGTCCATTGCTTGGAGTTTACGAGGGGATGACCAGAAGGATCATGTACGAATGTGGCAGCTACCGTTGAATCGGAGCCCACAACCAAAGCCGTATATGTCTCTCCCGGGAGCATAGATTTGGCTGGTACGAATGAGGCTATTGTGACACCGCTGTTGGCCGGGCCGTTGTTGACCCAAACAACTGGATCTAACAAACCATAGTTCGTCCAACTGATGCTGCCATCGAAGGTGATACCACTGATTGATCTGTTCCATTGCGGAACAGCGGCGCCAGAAGTCCCACCAACGCTGGTTGTACACTTCTGGATATTGCCATTGGAATCCAGGATATATTGCCCGAAAGGATAGTTGGTATTGGCTTGCCAGATCGGAAGATTGTTGTCGGTTGTGACTGCAGCCAGTGATGTGAGCCAGGCCGGAGCATAAGGGGCAGAGATACCAGCCTCGCTGGCAGTCTGGGCGTTTCCATTACTATCAACAATCTCGTCACCGACATGGTATGTCTGGCCGGCAACCCAAGGGGAAAAAGTCTTGGTAGAGAAACCAAAAGTACCCAGGATATAACGGTTGCCGTATACCGGAACAGGTGTTTGTTCTATAAGTTGATGGACAGTTACTATCTCGGCGAGATCCGGGCCCGTAAGAACGAAGGTAGCGTTGTTGAATGAATCTGTATCAATTACTTGGTTGAAAGTGACAGTGATAGGTGAGCCGAGCACAACATCGGTTGCACCATCTGCAGGGCTGACACTTGAAACAAGAAGATTAGTCATCTGTTTTCTCGGGCTCTAGTTCCGTCATGGTTATGCCAGTAAGATGAGGAACAACTGCCTTGCTCTTCTGGATATTGGGGAAATGGGAGAGATCCAGCTGTCCTGTTTCCTGCAGCTCTTTTTCAATTGCCGCGGACTGTTCAGGAGTATCTGGAGTGATCACAATAAGACCCTCTTTTGTCATGAGGGTGAATATGATTTTGTCTGTTTCCCCAAGTTCGGAGGCGGGGTTCAGGCTGGCGTTCTTGGAGGCGAGGACACTGCCAGGCGCCATCTCGAGCAATCGGCCGTCCAGGATACCCGTCTGAATAGATGCCATGTCGGCACCGGGAGGTACAACTTGGGGTTTATTGCGGAATACAACGAAGCCCCGGCACTGGAAGCGATTGGCGGCACACTCCGGAGAGAGTGCTACCAGCTTCCCGGCGTATTCCGGGGTAACTGGGAACTCTATAACATTGGACATATTAGGACCTCCGGGGTCGCATGAATGTCTTTAACAATTAGCCTAAGAGAGCAGAGTAGCCAAGAGGAATAGAAGCACCTGTTGCAAGAGTGAGAACAGTAGCAACCGATGAAGCTGTAGCTGCCAGCCCACCATTCTGCCAGATCAGTTCATTGTCATTCGTATACGCACTGCCGGTTGTGGAGAAGTTTGGCGGGATAGCCACAGCTTCTGAGAAGTTCTGAGTACCTTCAGCAATCTGCCAACCAACGTGAGCATTGCCTTGTGCGTCAAGATATGCACGGACGCCAGTATTAGTTGCAGTTGATGCGATTGATTCAGTTGTTGCCGATGCATTGGCCAGGGTCAGAGTCGAGCCCGTAGAAGCCGTGCAGAGGAAGACACCATTGTTCTTTGGATATGTAACATATCCAGCAACTGTGAAAGCATAACCAGCAAAAGCATTATTGGCAGGCGTTGCGCCACCAGTGATTGTGCCAGCATAAACCGCCACACCACTACCGGCAACTGTAGTCGTTACTCCGGTGAGAACGAAGGTGCCAAGAGCACCTGCTCCTCTTTCCGAGTAAGAAGCATTCTTTATACGAAGATCTGTAGGAACCAGAGCATAAGCAGAACCTGCATGTGTCTGAGCTGTTGCAGATGCGTTCTGCAAAGTCAAGGTCGTTGTAGAAGCTGCTGTGCAGAGGAACGTTCCATTGTCCGCAGCGACAATAAAGCCAGATACAACGAATGTAAGACCGACAAGGCCAGCAGCAATCGTAGCGTTGGCTGCGATCGTACCGGTATAAACTGCCACACCGCCAGAAGAAGCTGCTACTGCAGTTAATGTAAGAACGGTCGGAACCGGGGAATCAATACCTGCAGAAGTACCAGCTTCAGTAGCACCTGGATAAGCGATGTAATTAGCTCCGCTTGAGAAACCAGCAGCAAGCACAGTAACCAAAGCGGCTGTTGTTGGAATAGGAGATGGACCGGCAACGATAGCACCAGCCGAGTTCAAGTGATAACCTGTTGCTGGGCCTTGCTGGTTGGTATCCGCGCCGGCTGGTAGAGTTGCTCCCAGAGGCCAGTCACCATTAATGTCACCATCACCCTGATTCAAGATGAAGTTGAGACCGTTTGGATCAATTGAGAATACTGCTAAAGCGGCAGCGCTGACTAACTTGGCATCACTGATGGCCTCAAACCAACCACCATCACCTACATCTTCATTAGGAGCAGCCTGATTCCATCCAGTAACAAACGAAGGAATAGAATTGTGCTCTGGAGTATATGGTAATGGAAGCAGTCGAGCAGCTGATGTGACTGTTTGGAGATACCCATTCTGATCAACGATCTTATCACCTAGGCGATAGAGTCTGCCCGGCTGCCAAGAACCGCAGACACCTGCAGCAGCTGTTTTAGTAGTAGCTGTAACAGTCTCGTGATCAGTAGACACCCCGGCCGAATTCACAGTATAGAGGGCCGACTGACCATCGTTCGACGGTGTTAGTGTACCTGCATGACCGCCTACATTGGCAGAGAGAGCCCAGGTTACCGCTCCACCTGTCAATGGCGTGGTTGTTGGCAGATTGAGTGTCAGGGCAAATGGAAGATGTGTTCCAGTGTTATCCGTTTCTGCCTGTACTATAGGAATTGAGTAAGCTGTAGACATTGTATATCCTCTTAAATGATATCACGTAATTTGATTTGCCCCAAAACACAATGAGGGTGGTCCAGTGGTCAGCCCGGGTTTTTCGGGCCGATTTACCGGGCCACCCTCTGTGCGGACAGCTAGGCTGCCCTAAGGTCTTGCTTAAGCCGCCAACCTATTAGTCGGTCGTCGGGAGATCCGAAAGCGCAACGAGCGTAGGATCGACTGGAGATGCACCAAAGACTTGCGTGTTCTCGTAGGTCTGGAAAGTGCCTGCAGACTGAGCAACACCGATGTCCATGATGGAGCGAGCCGGCAGAACGATTTCGTTCGGGCGGAGCTTAATGTTCTTAGCAGTGCCGATTGCCTGGCCTTCATTGATGAGGGCGAGACCATAGGACTCTTCGATTGAAATGTTACGGAGATCGTACATTGGGTCATCCCAAGAGTTAACATGAGGATCCTGATCAACGATCAGGGCGCCCAGGTTCGTGCTATTGAAGATAACCGTATCAACCAGGCGGTTGACAGGGTCAAACTTCATAAACGGGCTGACTACGATGCGGAACGGGAGTCCGAGGTAGTTAGGCAGCACAGGCCCAGACTTCTGAGTCTGAGGCAAGCCAGCTGCTGTAGACGTCTGACCACCAGTGAGAGCACCGGCAGTAAACTGTCCAGTCTGTCCTTGACCGAAGCCGAGAGCACCGAAGTTAAAGAACGGCTTGCTCAGCTCATTGGCTTGACCAGTCCACTGTGCGAAGTAGGAGCCGCCTCCATTCTGGATGGCGAATTCACGGAGCACCGGGTCCTTGACCCACTGCAGCCATGACATCGGGTGAATCAGCATCACGTCAGGGATGAAACCCTGAGTGAGGATCTGGGCATACATGTCGAACACGTCGTCAGCGGTCATAGAACCGTTGAACTGACCCTTAAGGTTACGACCTGTGGTGATACCCTTAACAGGCTGTTGGACAGAGCCAGTAGTACGAGCACTTGGATCGTTGTCAAAGATCACCGTGCCGAGCTGGGTAATGAAATTGAAGATGAACTCTTCCTTGTGGCGTGCAAGCGCATTGCCGGCGAGACGCATCCAGTACTGAATCCACGGATAGGTGGACTGTTCCACGAAGCGCTCACTGATGCGGAGCGCCAACCCGTGACGCGTGACATGCACGCCAAAGGTCTGTGCCCCACCAATGTTGATATTGAAGATCGGCAGTGCCATTCCGTCGCCAACTTCACGTGCTATGAGCACGTCGATGGCTGGGAAGACAGTCTGCATGCCAGGCACGTAGTCAACGCGCTGAAGCAGGCTGGTGCCAATCAACATGGGCTCGATGCCTTCCTGAACGAAGGTCGTCAGAACCCGAGGGATCAAGAATGCGGCGTTTGGAATGTCCAAAGCGTCCTTCATCGAGATCTGTTTCTTTTCGACTGGGTCGTACCCGCCTGTACGGAAGATAGCTTCCATACGTGCAAGGTCAGTCTTTACCTGTGAGTCGTTCCAGTCGGGCTGTTCGAGTTTTACGTTCTTGGCCATGATTTCTCCAAATGAGATTAGGGTTACTTTGAACCTCTTGCGATTACTTTAGGACTTGGCTAGGTCTTCGCGAGCGGGTGCCAACTTTACTTCTATTTCCTGATGACATCGCTCGCAACGGAAATTGCCAGCGATCTGACCTTGCTCGTTCTTCTTTGCCAAAAGTTTATTACACTGTCTACGGTTATCGTTTGCCCGGGGAGCCGCGCATCGCAGTGAATCGCCTTGAATAACTGCCTTGCCTTTTGTAATAAAGGTCAATAAGCGCACGGGTCCCTCGCAAACAATCACCGGGATCTAATTCGACTTACCAGCTCTTAACGAGCCAGGAAGTGAACATAGACATAAGTTGCATATTCCGGACGGATGGTCTTATTCTGGTCGGAGGCGAGGCGGAGAATTCCGTCGTTCGTCAGGTTGACCATATAATCCATACCGCGGGTTGCCGATCCACCAAGCTGTCCGATAGACGGGGTCTTGGTTGTGAACGGTCCTACCGCTTCCGTCGCGCGTTCAAACTGTGTACGAACGCGGTTTGCGAAGTCACGGATAGGATACAGAGATTCTACGCCAAGCACGCGGCCGCAAATTTCATCGAAGCCGTTTACGTTGGAATTGTAGAAGGAATAGTTGCCGGCATCTTGTCCACAGCCGAGGCGGGAAGCAACAACCGACAAGCCGTTAAGGGCATATGGGTTGCCAGCTGTGCCACCTGTTGCGTGTACGAAGCTACGGCCGAAATCAGTCTGGACGTATCCAGAGATACCATCTGCAGTCGCGAAAGCCTGGAGGGCTGCCGGACTTGCACCGATCCACGGCATACGGAGAACGAAGTGGGTCTGGATTGCAGTGCCCATTTCATGCATGTAGTTGTGAACGCGGAACTGAAGAGGAACCATCGACTCGAGGGTGTAGAAGATACCGTTGGTTGCGCTAATGAGATTCACGCCACCGAGGAACTGGAACACGTTGCGGACCACATATCCGACTGGGCGAGCCACGCCATTAGGAATAACGTTGCATCCCTGACCAAAAGTTACATCTGCAGTCAGGACAGAGATCACGTTCCCGTTCGGGAATACGATAATATCGCCCTGCACGCCATCAGATGGAGCAGCAAGAACTTCGTATTCGCCAGCTGCTGCCACCGGGTTACCGGTTGCAACGTTGCGGGCAAAGCCGACGTCATTCTGACCATACTGAACTGCGCAGTAGAGGCCGCGAGTGTTGCGGAGTGTACCGCCGGTAAACTGACCGGGAGTGATAGAAGCACTCTCAGCAACTGTCAGAACCCAGGAGGGGGTGGCTGTATGTGTTGCGCTGAGCAGCACATAGGAACCATCAAGATTAGGAACACCTGAGGTAAGGATCTTAATAGTATCGCCAGCAGCATAGGAAGCATCTCCACCGTTGTCAACATGAGGAGAAGTTGCTGGTGCACTATTCGTGCCAGAAACAATACCGGTCACATCAACTTTTGCGTCAGGGAGGGTAAGTGTTACTACACCACCAGCATGCGCAGCTGTGTTCGTAGCATCATTGTCTATAGTTGCTATTTGCGAAGAGTTCTGAGTACCTGCAATCAAACCGGCAGGGACCAATGCACCCGACTTGTCGAGACCGACAATAGAGTGCGAGCTGAGCACGACCTGAGCTCCCACTGGGTGACCTTCATCCAAGCGCTTGCCAGGCAGCCACGGGGCTGGATAGGGCACAGGGAGGAACGGACGCAGCGGTTCAGATGCATCAGCATCCGGAGTCGTGTAGCCTAGACGGTCACGACCATACAAAGTACCGCGGTAATTGTTATTGATGTCGAGAGACATTGTGTATTACTCCTTAGGGGCTGGCTTGATGTCCTTGGTCTTGTTTTCAAAGAACAGGACTGATCTTGCTGCCTTTGGATCTCTTGGAAGTTTACGTGCCGGGGGATCTTGCTTGCTATCCTTGTTGTCGGTCACGTTTGTAGAACCGTCTGGGTTAAGCTTTGCATTGTCTGCAATGGACTTAACACCCGCCTCATTGGGCTTCGCTGCTGACGTGCTACCCTGGAATGTGAAACCGGACAGCTTAGCCAGCTCATCATCCAGCGCATCTCTCAGACTTGCCAGGCTGCGCTGCTCTCTTTCGGTTACCTTCGTTTGAAGGTCGGTATCCGAAAGACCCTGGAAGCCAGCTTCTCCGGTGAGCACTTTCATTGCTACAAGTGTCGTGGCCCTGTCTTTCTTCAGGCTCTTCACCAGAATGGTATTCTGTTGCTGCAGAGCATCGACTTCAGCCCTTACTGCTGCGAGCTGAGTTTCGAGCTTTTCCTGACCCACGATAAGAGTGTCATGCTCTTCCGCGGTCAGGACAATCATGTCCTTTAAAGTCTGGCCTGTTCCAGGAGCCAACAGCTTGCGATGATACTCAAGCAGGGATCCGGAATGCCAGGTCTCTAGAAGGGCGCCGGCTGCACTAACGATGTGGGACTTGCCCTCAACGTCCGCGCCGCTGTGTGCCTTATGGAGAGCTTCGTAACTATTCGAAGCACCCTTGGGCACAAAACCCTTGCCCATCTCGGTCTTGAGTCCAGCACCCACCAACATAAGAGGTGCTTTCTTCTCGGCATCCGTCAGGACGATCTCAGTGATGGAGTCTTTCTTTTCGGCTCCTTCTTCGATTTCCTTTATGCGATCCATTGCGTAGCAACGGTCGGACATGGACTGCCAGTGACCCAAATTAGCGTATAGGCCGTAGCGCATTGCTCCCTTGCCCTGGTCGTCTGCGGCCTTGTAGTGGCCATTCAGAGCATCCAGATGAGTGAGCGTATCTGCAGGAATCTTTGCATCTTCGAAGGAGAAGATCTCCACCTTGTGGAGTTCTGCCAACAGGGTCTTGACGGAATCCGTCAGAACTGGTGTTGGGTCTGCATCCTTCTTCTTGCCACCGCAGCCCATTGCACTGGCCTTGCGGGATACGCAGGCGAGTATCTTGGACTTGGTTGCACTGCCCACCTTGGCGCGGCCGATTAAACGGCGAGCGGCTGTAACGTGGGCACAATCCGGAACTGGGAAGCTGCGACCCGGGCCACAGAAGGCTGAACCCTTAAGGCTCTTGCGCTTCTCTGTAGAGAGCTTGGCATCGGTCAGGATTTCGCCAAATTCGGCATCCTCAGCCTTGACAGCCTCTTCGGTATCCGCCTTGGCGAACATCTGTTCATACAGGGCGTCTGGGTCGGCGAAGAAAGCTCTCTCATCTTCAGGGAGCTCTTCGATCTTCCAATCGTGATATGGCTCGAGGGTAGCAACATCGATCGGAGGAACCTCCAATTCGAACTGCTTGGCCTCTTCGGCGATGCGGGTCAGATAATGACCGCGCGCTTCAACCGACATATCTTGAAGGGTTGGGATCAAAGCTTCAATCTTGGCTTCGACCTGTTCCTTCGTAATCTTTTTGTCAGCCACGGCTTCTAAACCGTGCTTCTGAATGTGTGACTTCAGGGTCGTATTTACCCTGCGCACCATCTCCTTCTCAGGCTCTTCCTTGGGATCCAAGGCTTTGATCTTGTCGGAGATTTCAGCAGCGCGCTCTTTTGTGAGCGGCGCCTTATTCATTTCATCTAGATAGCTTTGCAGTTCAACAAGCATCTCACTGTCCTTGATGTCGGTAGGATCTGCAACCTGAATATCTGCTTCATACATCTTACCCAGGTCAAGACTATCAGTCATGTCGCAGGCTGCTAGTACTTTAGCCTGGCGTTCCTGACGCAAACCCATAAAGAACATCTTATTATGTAGACTATCTTTCAGGAGTTCCTTAGAGATAACCTGTGCAAATGGGTCGGCGGGGAAATTGACGAAGCTTAATTCCTTATAGAAGAAGTTGCCAGCGATAAGGAACATCTTCTTACCGTCAACCATTTCTCCCAATTTGTGCTCACAACGATCGTCGACAGCCCAGTCAGTATGGCACGCGGAACAGATGGCCTGGTCAGTTTGGAAACCAACCGAGACTGTAAGGTACTCACCCGTGAGCACCTTTCGGATCCCATCGGGATTGGTGATTTTCATCCCCAACTCGATGTACCCTAGACCTTTATAATCATCGAGTGGCTGGAGCTTATCCAAAACCATGTTGATGGACTTAAAAAGGTCGAGACGCTTTGTTGTCGCGTCTGCGTAAAAGAGCATGTTACCGATCTCGGGCAGATCATCACGATACTGATACGAGAGATCGATGTAGTGGGCGGAATGAACACGCCCGATTGCTGAGCCCTCTTTCTCATGTTCAACGAGAACAGGCTTCAAAGGCTTATTGGGTTCAGTCCAGCGATAGACTGAATCCTGCATACGGTCAGGACGGTAAAATCTTTGATTACCATTCACTATCCCTGAATGAGTAGCTTCGACCCTTACTAACAGGGACTTCCCCGAACTTTCCGAATCATCCCGGCATTCCGAGAGACTCTTCTTTCCAGGCTCGACTTCCCGAACCC